TTGCTTGAGTTTCACGAGTAGAAACAGACTTCCCATCAATTTCAGAATAATATGAATGTACAAACAAATTAACTAAATCACGCAGCATAGTTTTTCTTTGCTCAACAGAGCCTTGCAAAATAGATAATGTATCAGCAATCTCTTCTCTGTTTCTATATGTATTTAATGCACGCTGAACTTCATCAGACAAAAGTACTGCTGATGATATGGCACCCTCAGTTGTCTTAACCAAGCCGTACTTATCTGGTTCTGCACGAATCAATCCTTCAACCTGTACCTTTGTATAATCTAATTGATCCTTAGCTTTCTTTGCAGCACTACGAGCCTGCACTGCTGCTAAACCTACTTCACTATAAAACTCTGCATGCGTACGACATTCTTCTTCTAAAGCAAATTTGTCTATAGATAAATGTTTATTAACATACCTAACAAATTCTAATGCAACGTCTATTTCTGATTGTGTGTCTTTTGTCATAGTAATTAACTAACCTTTCATTAAAATTATTTTTATTTGCCACCACGCATTCGCTCCATACGTGCTGCAACACGATCTGCTACATTTGACGCTTCCTTATCTTCTGAAGCATCTGGAGAAGTTACTTCCTTACCGCCTCCTCTTCGTGATGGAGAAGCATCTCTACGCGGAGGAGTAGCATCATTAGGAGTCTCTACAGGCGGCTTTTCATTAGAGGAATCTGAAGTTGCTTCACGCCTCCGTTGAGGCTCTTCTACTGGAGGCTCTTCTACTGGAGGCTCTTCTACTGGAGGCTCTTCTACTGGAGGCTCTTCTACTCGTTGACGTCGTGAAAATCTGCCATCAGGCTCATCCTCAATACCATCATCTTTATCAGCACTACCTGATAACTCCGTAACAAGTTCTTCATAAGCTGACTGCTTCAACACATCATCAAAATCAGGTATGCCTTCCAACCATGCATCAGGAATAGGTTTACGATCTTCAAACTCAAATCCACTGTAACGTGTACCCTTACCTTTACCAGAACGAGTAAATACTACATCCTTGCCGTCATCAGGATCACTAACATCAATTGCTGTTCCTGTCCTACGATTAGTAGACAACGATACAACATCTTGCTTAAATTGTCCTGGTGCATCATACCATTGACATCCCATTGCAGAAGACTTTACAGATCTTGTATCTATAACAAAGAAAAGATAACGAATACCAAAGAAAAGATAACGAATACCTACACTCAGTTTCACTGCTACAGGATCTTCAGGATTAATAGCCTTCAACTTATCAACATAATTACAAATCGGACATTCTTTATTTTCCATACGTTTCGGACAAAGGAATGTTCTCCTGTTCACTCCCACATTCCGATGAATGAATATTTCTTTGAAATACATCTTTTCGCCATTAGGATCGTTCGGAGGAGGTAGTATACACACAAAGTTATCTCCGTCCTCAGCTTTATACTGACCTATACCTTTTCGCTCCAATACGTCAATATCCACATAGCAAAATCCTGCTATCCCTTTTGTATCCTGACTTCTTTTTTCGTCAGCTACTTTACCTGCTCTTCCTTTGCCCATTAGGTTGCTCCTTATCTAAATTATTATTACCTTTAAAAACTTGTTTCTGCAATTTGTCTGCACTATATTTACCAAAATAGTATGCCTTAGTGAAGTAATACAAAGCTAATGTTACAATCACTATTACAACTATTAATAATATAAAATATATAACTAACTGACTAAAATTAATCAAGATACTACCCTTCAAAACATGCCTGAATAATCAACGAACCTAATGCCGGCTTACCTCCATAAAAAGTTGATATGGAAAACAAACGCATCATTCTCCCTAAATCACGTGCGTAATTCTCATCCTCACATCTCTTTAACTTATTCATCATAAACGTAAGTATTGCTCGACGTATTTGTTCTGGTTCATCAGTCATACTCGTATACAAATCAACTATTGACTTCCATCGTTTTTGCCTTAATGCTGGCTCCATAACAAGAAGTTTACACAGATCAATAATAGTTGCATCACTTTCAGTACCTTTTACAAGCAACTCTACAATCTCATCTTCATCAACTATATCTCGAACCTGCTCTAAAGCTACAAGAGCTGCACGAGGCGATCCTTCTGAAACATAAGTTATTGCTTCTATAACATCATCACTTAACTCAATCTCTTCTTTTACACAAACATCCTTAAGAAGCGACTTAATCTCACGAGACCCTAAAGGAGTTAATGCATATTCAGTACATCTGTTTCTTATTGTCTTAATAATATTAGCAGGTTCTGTTGTACAAAATATAAAATAGCAGTGAAGTGGACAGTCTTCCAACACTTTTAATAACGCTTGCTGTGCCGCAGAAGTTATTTGATGTGACTCATCTATTATATACAACTTATGTTTGCCAGCTAAAGCTCCCAGTGTACAACTTTTTGCTATGTCCCTTATTGTATCTATACCACGAGTATTGGCTGCATTGATTTCTTGTAAATCTAATTTGTTAACCCCTAAAGCATAAGAAATAATCCTAGCTATTGTTGTCTTACCACAACCTGTAGGGCCTGATAATAAAATCACATGTGAAAGATTACCGCACTCAACAGACTTTTGTAACGCTTTAACTACAGACTTATTGCCATAAATAGCATCTAAACTTATTGGTCTTACTTTTTGATACAACATATATAATCCTTACTTATAAAATCTCTCGTCAATAATAATATATCATCTTGCTCGATAAAACTAACAACAAAATCAAATATGCATTAAATTTCTTCCATATCTAACCAATTATTACCTACTTCCCAAGTAACAGATAAAGGCACATCCCTTTGCCACTCAAACCTCTTTGACGTCATTATCCTTGTACTCAATTCTATAACTTCTTCTGCCTCTTCTTCTGGTCCATCAAACACTATACTATCATGTACCTGATTGATAATAACAGTCTTTAACTTCTTCCTTATAAGAGCAGTATCTATCTTCACTAAAGCATCTAACAAAAGATGAAAAGCCAAACCCTGCACTGGTGTATTCAATATTTGCTCTATACTTAATGGGCCTGAACGACGGAAACCAGACAAACCATACACACAACCTGTCTCTTCATAAACCTTAATCATAGATTCCTGCCATCGCTTAACCTCAACATACTCAATCCAAAATTGACTTTGCACTGATTCAATAAATTTTACATCCTTCTTCAACGCTCTTGCAATAGATGCAGGTTGTGCACCATAAAAAGAAGGGAACACAAACTTATTTTTGCCGTAATAACGCTGCTCCTTTGTTATCTTATCAGGATCCATTTCATATATACGCGAAGCCCATAACCTATGTGTATCAAAATCATCCTGTATCTGCTTAGTTAATACAGGATCTCCTGAATACATAGCAATAACTCTTACTTCCTGACCATCCAAATCACCCTCCATCAAAATATTTCCTGATGAAGGAACAACACATCTACGTAATTGTTTTAACAAATCATCATGCTTGGGCATATTATGGACATTAGGGTCACTAGAACTTGAACGATATGTCTCCGCAACATCCAAATGAAATGAAGGATGCATCTTACCATCTACTGAAACAAATTTACCATACGATACAATCTTCTTAACAAAACTATCATACTTACTATAATCTTGAAGCATATGAATAAACTTAACAGCTTCTTTATTTTTTGACTTCTCAGCAAGCATAACTAATGTAGCTGCATCTGTCGAACACTTGCCCCCTTTAGTTTTCTTTATAGGGTCTAGCCCAAAATAATCAAATAGAACTTGTGCTACTTGAGGTCCAGAATTCATATTAAAATGTTTATCTTCTTTTTCTTCAAATTCCCTAACAACCTCACAACTATCAATAGCATCCTTACATTCCAATACCTTTGCCGAATAAGTTGTATTAAACTCGCCCAACAACTTTGTATCAAAATTTATACCTCGCTCTTTCATATTTGCCAAAGTAATCAAACTATTCTTAAGTAAACTATCAAACATAGAAAGATCTTTAGTTAACAATGTTTCCTGCTTAAAATGTGACATCAATGTATAACGAGCATCTAAACCATTATACGTAGAAACCTGCTCAACTGGCTCTGATTCTAAACTCTTAGTATCAACACTCTCCTTTTTATACATATCGCCTGTAAGAAGCTTCACTTGAAAATCTAGATTAGCTGTGCCTCGCCTACAATATATAGCATGATGTGTAGAAAGTGTGTCACGTAAAAAATTATTCATTCTCTGCTTAAAATGTACCCTTCCCCACAACTCCTCCATATTAAAATTCTGAACAACTTTAGGTACACCACTAACAAGAAACTCTATAAACTTTTTCCATACAAATGCTGATTCAAATTCATTCCAATTATTCATATTCAACGGAATACAGTAACCTTTATCAACATTATTAGCAACAGCAATTGTCAGTACTTTTGCACCTTCATCATATGGAGATATACATGTTGTCTCATAATCAAATGCTGTAGGTATATTTTGTTCAATTATCTCATCCAACACTGAAAGACAATCATTTGATTTAGAAAGTAAAATACAATTATCCTTATTCAATACTTGAGGGACAGGCTTATCTTTACCTGCTATCATATCACATAAATCATAAGTAAATATATGTTCTTTTGAATTCATATACTTCTTAGATCTTTCCTTTAATAATACTGCAGGATGATACGTTGCTCCAACCCAACAATTGTATTCCTGATATGGAAATAATAAACCATGTGTTGTATTCAACTTACAACTCTTTAACTTAAGTGGGCCCAATATAACTTCAGTAGCTTTATCACCTAAACAAATAACCAATTTAGGATTCAAATTCTCTATATCTGCAAACACCCGACTACGACAACATAACATTTCCTCTTTACTAGGCTCGTCCCTTCTCGACACCATACACCGAACAATATTTGTTAAATAACAATCCCTAAATAAATCTATATCCATATAAGACAATATCTGCTTAAGTAGCTTACTTGATTGTCCCGCAATAGGAATATTAGCTCGATCCTCCTCACGACCAGGAGATGTTCCTATAAACAATATACCTTTTCGACCTTCGCCAAAAGCTTCCATTTTAGGGGAACTACTTTTCTTATCTAGTCCGCACACTTCACAATCATAAACCTTAGACTGCGATTTCTTTTTTGTTGAAGAACGACGACCTGTAGAACCTTTCCTACCAGACTCCTTTCTAGTTCGCTCCCTATCAAGAATATCTTTCCGTAGTACTTCATTTCTATCTACTAAAAATGCTTGTTGCTTCATTATGCTCTTACCTTAACTAGTGCATCAAATGCTTCTGATTGGATATAAATTAACTTTTTTGCTTCAAATATGTACACCATAGAATCTTCCTCAACAATATCTTTAAGGAATATTGGATTAATTGAAAATATTACTTTTTTACCTGTAGCCTTTTCCAACACAATCTTCTCATCTAAACACCCTACATTTTTATCTACTGTTTTAAGAAATACCTTATCGTCATCTACCTCAACTGTTGTTGCCTTATCAAAACTTTCACTAGTTGTTTGAAAAGAAGCATGTCTTTCTAATGCAGGAATAATACTTGCTGGAAAAATAAGTGGAACATACTCATCCACATTTGCTGATTCCATATCTGGAAAAAATTCATTTAGCTTAGGAAACTTACCTACAAGCAATGTTGAAGATACAGTAAACTTATCTCCTGAAAATAATACTAACTTGGAATCAGTCTTTGTGAATCCATTAAAATTAATACTATCCATACTTGTAATTGTTCTAACAAACTTAACTGGAAGTGTGAGACCTATAAGATCCTTCCCTGCCTCAGGAATATCAACAGGAACACGAACAATCCTAAATCTATCAGTTGCAAATAGATACTTTTCATCTATGTGAACTCCACAAAGTACATCCTGAGTCTCGTCATCTGATGTAGCATATAAACAAGAATTCAATGAAATAATAATTGGAGCCATAC